CCTCCATGCCGGTATACACAGCATCGTCTTCCGCGGACAGGGTACCGTCATTCTGGCGGTGAGATTCGAGAAAAGCCTTGGCCGCTTCGACAGCCTTGGCACGCTTGTTTCTGAGTTCAATGATGGTCATTTTCGTTTCCTCCAATTAATAAGTCAAAAGATTGAGCCGGTCCATGAGCTCGTTCACGGATCGCCCCTGCGGTTTCGGCTTGGGCTTTTCAGCCTTTGCCCGGATTTTGTTCATGATGGCCTGTTCCACGGAATTACCTGAGAAGCTGTAGGCCTCTTCATTGCCGCAGCCTTTTTGCTTCTTTTCGTCCTCCAGAAATCCGTCTGCAAAGCCAAGCTCCACAGCCTTCTTTGCATTCATCCACGTTTCGCTGTCCATCATGTGGGAGAGTTGCGTGCGGGAAATGCTGGTCTTGATCTCGTAGGCATTGATGATGCTCTCCTTGACCTCATCCAGCATCTCGATGACCTTGGCCATATCCTTGTGATCGCCAAACGCCACCGTCGACGGGTTATGGATCATCATCATGGCGGTTGGAGCCATCAGTACCTTGGTCCCGGCCATGGCAATGACGCTGGCTGCACTGGCAGCAAGACCGTCGATTTTGACCGTGACATTGCCCTTGTAGTCCATAAGCATGGAATATATCTGGCTGGCCGCGATACAGTCGCCGCCGGGACTGTTCATCCAGATCACAACATCGCCATCTCCGGCAAACAGCTCGTCCCGAAACATCTGCGGTGTGATATCGTCGTCAAACCAGCTTTCCTCGGCGATGGTTCCGTAGATTTCAAGGACTCGTTCTGCCGGTACGTCTCCGTCCTGAAGCTGATTCTTCCAGTTCCAGAACTCATTTCCGGGTTCGGCTCGTCGTGTAGGAGCCGGTACAGCGGATGGTCCACTGCCTTCTCTTTTCCGCCGTCACCGGTGTACCTGTACATGTGTAGTGGCAATCCTGCCACCGCCTCCGACAGGATGCGAACGCAGGAATACACGGCCGTCATCTGCATCGCGGTACGCTCGTTCACGCTCTTGCCTGCGGTGCTGCCGCCCATGAAGAAGGCGTAGCCGCTGCCTGCGGTCCGGTCTTGGGGCTTGTCTCTGGATCGGAATATTCCGGTAAAAAAGCTCATTTTTCCTCCTGTTTTTTCCGTGGTCGACATGGTTCGACAACCTTCGACACGAAGTTTGTGGTATAACCGTTCCAGCTTTGTAATGGAAGGGACGGTAATCAATGAAAAAGACTATTACGCTTGCGCTCCTCGCGCTGGCGATCGAGCTTCATTGGTGCTTCATTCGGCCCGGTAGAAAGAGGCTGGCTGCCATGTATGGGGCAGGCTGCTCTCTGTCTGACAGGAAAATGCTCCGCGTGAACAAGCGGGTTTCCCGGCACTGCACCCGCGTGACCGTACTCACGGAACGGTACAAGCAGCTGGCCGGGATCAGATAAAAAGCAGCCCACGGGTGTCGTACACCGATGAGCCGTTCTGATTGCGTATTGCTCTGTCCAGTGCCATGATGTTGGCGACGGCGCCGTCGATACGTTCTGTGGACTTTTCCTTGTCCGGCTTAATGTTTCCAGCCGGATCCGTGCGGATATATATGTTATCCATCATCCACCGCAGCGGGGCGTTTCCGCCGTGGGCGATGCGGCCCTCCAGCACCAGCTTCATGAGTTCTTTGCTGGGAGGCGACATGTCCTTGAAGCCCTGACCGAAGGGCACGATGGTGAAACCGGCGTCGCTCAGGTTCTGGCTCATCTGCACGGCACCCCAACGGTCATAGGCGATTTCCCGGATGTTGTATTTCTTGCCGAGGTCTTCTATGAATTCCTCGATGAAGCCGTAGTGGATTACGTTTCCCTCGGTAGTCATGATGCTGCCTTGCTTCTCCCACACATCGTAGGGGACGTGATCGCGGCGGACACGCAGGTCCAGTGTATCCTCCGGTACCCAGAAGTACGGCAGCACCGTATACGTCCCTTCTGGATCGTCGGGTGGGAATACCAGAACAAAGGCTGTGATGTCGGTGCTGCTGGAGAGGTCGAGGCCTGCGTAGCATTCCCGGCCTATAAGGGTGTCGGGGTCCACAGGGGTATTGCATTTATCCCACGCATCCATGGGCATCCAGCGTATGCTCTGCTTGACCCACTGGTTCAGGCGGAGCTGTCGGAACAGGTTTTCCTCCGCCGGGTTTTCCTTGGCGCTGTTGAAAGCGGCTCGGAGCTTCTCAACGTCCACGGTCACATCCAGCGATGGATTTGCCTTGTACCAGTTCTTTTCGTCGGTCCAATCATCTTCGTCGTCAATGCCGTATATCATGGGATAGAAGGTGGGGTCGTGTTTCCGACCCGCCATTATATCCTTGGCCTTCTGGTGCACCTCCCAGCAAATGCTATTGCGGTCGGTTCCGGCCGTGGTGATTAAAAAGAAAAGAGGCTGTTTTCTGGCGTCGCCGGAGCCGTGGGTCATGACGTCGAATAGGCGCCGGTCCGGCTGGGCGTGAAGCTCATCGAAAACAACGCCGTGTACGTTCAGGCCATGCTTCGTATAGCTTTCCGCCGACAGCACCTGATAAAAGCTGTTCAGCGGCGTATACACCAAACGCTTCTGTGAGAGGATCGGCTTGATCCTCTTTTTTAGTGCCGGGCACTGATCAACCATCTGGCAGGCAACGTCGAATACGATGGAGGCCTGCTGCCGGTCAGCTGCACAGCCGTACACCTCGGCGCCCCACTCACCGTCACCGGCGAGGAGGTACAGAGCGACCGCTGCGGCCAGCTCGGACTTGCCTTGCTTTTTCGGGATCTCAACGTATGCTGTGTTATATTGCCGGTAGCCGTTGCTCGGTGACATTTCCAAAGGTGAAGCATCAGCAAAAAAGGACGGCTGGATTTCTTTCGATGATGTCATCGGAAAGTTAGGTCTTTCCAATGGCTGAAATTCAATTTGCCCCTGAGGCATTTCGGGATTTGGAGGAAATCCGTAATTATATCTCGGAGGATCTCGCAAATCTTACTGCTGCAAACAGTACCGTATCCGCCATTTTGAATAACATTAAAACGCTCGCTACGTTTCCGGAAATCGGGAGCCCACTGTCTGCGATTGTAAACGTAGAAACAAATTACCGTTTTATCGTCTGTGGGAACTATATTGCATTTTATCGTTTTGAAGAAGGCACGGTCTCCGTCATCCGGATATTATACGGACGGCGCAATTATATGGAAATCCTGTTTGGTAAACAGAACTGAAGGAAAGGCGATGCTCAAAAGAGTGTCGCCTCTCTTTATACCAGACCCCATTCGGCGAACTTCTCAAAGCCGCCGACGGCCTCGATGAACTCGCGGGCGATTGCTACGATCTCCTCGTAGGGCTTTCCGTCCACGGTCTCATCACCGATGGCGCAGCTCAGTTCCACCGCCCGGTTCTCCTCCTGTGCCTTGAGCCATGCATAGATGTTTACACTGATATCCGCCTTTGACAGGTCCTTGCCGTGTAGACCGCCGCCAGTAACACTGTCCGCCATATCTGAGCCCAGCTTTCTGTTGGTGGCCCCTGAATCTACGTCGGTTCCGCCTGTCCAGAAGCCAATGGGGTTTACTTCGGCATTGGGATACAGGCGCTTAATCTCGTCCGTGGTGGCGAGGCTCTGGCAGATGATCAGGCGTTTGCCGTCGATGATGTATTTCCCGTCGGTGCCGTACTTATCATAGATGTTACGTGCGATATCGGAGAGAAGATACTGCTCCTGTGTCACGGGTACGCCGCGGAAAATACCGTTGTCGCCACAGCGAAGGCGCCCCGCCTGATTCCTTGCGAGCCTGTAGTCCTGCGTGCAATCGCAGATCAGGACGGTGGTCTCCTCACCGGCAATACGCTTGACGGCCTCGTTGATGCGGTTGCTGTCGATGTCCACATCCTTTTCGAGGACGAGGTAGCAGAATTCATGGCCGACAAGGACCTCCACAGCGATCTTCGGGTTGTCCTTCTGCTCATATGCCAGATCCACGATTGCACCGGCAATGCGATCTGCGATCTTATCCGGGTGTGCCGGGTTTACTTTTTCGTACATGTGGTTCCTCCTACATATTCATATACTCAAATGCAGCGCGGTAGTCGTCGCCAAAGTAATGGCCCTGCGCCCAGAACCACTTGCCATCTTCGGCCTGCTGCATATTCCACGCGCCGACATAGCACGGGCGTCCGGTCGTGGAGATTATGAGAAGCACTCTCTCGCCGTCTTCAGAGACAGCGGCGACGAGACCCTTGCTGCCGTAATTGGTATCTACTGTCTCACCCACATGGGGTAGCGTTTTTGTCATCCTTGTTTCCTCCAATGTACTCTTTCAGTGCGGCATAGAATTCTTTCCCCTTCTCTATCTGCATGTGTTCCTCCAAAAAAGTATTATCCGAGTAGTTTCTCCATCAGGTCGTCATTGGGATTGCTGCCGATGGGGGTCTCGCAGTTATCTTTGACAATCTGATAAATCTGCAGCCAGTACAGGTTTGCCTGCTTCGAGGCAGAAAGGGCCATGTTGAAGTACGGGCTGGCAATTGGCATTTGCGTTGTCGGATGCTTGGCCAGCAGGCCGTATTGATTAATGCCCTCCTGACACTGGATAGTCCGCTGGGTGTACAGGGCATACTGCTCTATGAGATCCTTGTTTACGAACTTGTCGCAGCCGCGGTCCTTGAGCCACTTCCACGTATTCTCATATACCAGCTTCGCAATGTTCTGCTGGCTGTTTTTGGTGACTTGCGTCAGGTATTCGGAAATGGGCGGCATATCTTCACCATGCAAGTCGGTGCCCTGAACGCTGAACTGCAATTTGGTCAGCGGCGCCTTGCCGGGATTGCCGTCGATCAACTTCTCCGACAGTGCTTTTTTCTTTCTTCCGGCTCCGGGTCTGGAACCGCCGTGGCCGTTTGCCATGCATGCCACCTCCTTAAAGGGTATTCGAAATTGTTCTTGACACCATATATGGTACCATTGTATAATTTTGATTTAGGGAGAGTGATTTGTTTTGAGCCAGTGGGATAAACTGATATCGGCCATTCTCGAAGAGGATGCAAACTTACGTTTTGAGGACCTGTATAAGGCTTTGACCAAGATTGGGTACACAGCGCATCAACCTCGTAGCGGCAGTAGCCACTATACATTCCGAAAACCCGGCTGTCCTCCAATCACATTGCCAAAGCACTCTCCGTTGAAAAAGATTTACATCGAGTTAGTTTCTGACGTTGTCCGTACTTATTTGGAGGAGGATTAAAATGATTAAAGATCTGGAATACTATATGAGCCTTCCTTACTGCGTCGAAGTAATCGAGGATAAAGCTGAAGGAGGCTTTGCTCTTCGTTGTCCCGAACTGAGGGGATGTATGACCAACGCGGATTCTATTGAAGATGGTTTTGCCGCTTTGGAGGATGCAAAGCGAGAGTGGTTTGCTGCATGTATTGAAGACGGGTTGACAATTCCCGAACCGTCAAAGCTGGATGACTATAGCGGTCAATTCAAACTGCGCATCCCGAAATCTCTTCACAAGCGTCTTGCCGAAAAGTCCAGTGAAGAAGGGATCTCCATGAATCAGTATTGCCTGTATCTTCTGAGCAAGGGTGTTTCATGATTCTATGGAATCAAAAACAGTGGGTCGGTCAAACCTCCGGCCCGCTGTTTTTTCATGTTGAATTCCCGAAAAACTTGATTTCGGGGGGTATTGGGCCTCTTGATTTCCCGATTTTTCGCACGTGACCCCGCGCCGTTGCCCAGTAATCAAGTTTTCAAGATTGAGATCCCCCTTGATCCGTACCCCTAAAATTGGACAGTGATTGATTGAAATCCGGGAGTGTGAAATCAAAAACATCACACAGATAGCAGAGTGAGAAATCAAATATTCGGACAGATAACAAAGTCTGTGGTCACAGCTTCGGACAGTTATG